ATGCCAACGCACCGCAGAAACCGCACGAAGATCAAGGCTCAGTTGAAAGACGGCGAAAAAGCCGGTCTTAATCGCCATTGGCGCGGCCTGTTTCTCGATCATCTTGCCGAAACGTCCAATGTCACACAGTCGGCCGCATTTGCCGATATCAACCCGAGCCGGGCCTACAAGGTGCGACGCGAGGAACCTGATTTTGCCAAGCAATGGCTCACAGCTTTGTGGGAAGGCTACACGCATCTGGAAATGGAGGTCCTGCGCCGCCTGCGCGAAGGCGATCAGAAAGCGGGCGACGACAAATATGATTTCGCCAACGCCATCCGCCTGTTGAACGCGCACCGCGACAATGCAGCGCGCGCACAGGCCGAAATGCACAATGTCAGCGCTGCCGAAGTCCGCGCCTCGATCGACCGCAAAGTCGAAGCGATCCGGCTTCAGATCAAGCAAGAGAAACAGGGATCGGAAGGACGCGGGGACAACAAGGCTACGACCCGCTCGTGATGATCAATCTCGACTTCCTCGCAGGGGAGAAGGCGGAATGCCGCGAACGCGTGAGCCGTGCGCTCAATCAGGTCGAACGCAACGAGTTTGCCTATCACTGGGGCATGGCAGCGCGCCCCTCTCAGCTGGCCCCGCCGGGCGACTGGCGGGTGTGGCTGATCATGGCAGGTCGCGGATTTGGCAAGACGCGCGCCGGCGCGGAATGGGTCCGCCAGATCGCCGAACAACAGCCAGAGGCGCGCATTGCCCTTGTGTCTTCGTCTCTAGCCGAAACGCGTAGTGTCATGATTGAAGGGGAGAGCGGGATCATCGCCTGTTCCCCGCCAAACAATCGCCCGATATTTGAACCATCACTGCAACGCTTGCGCTTTCCCAATGGCGCGCAGGCGCAGATGTTTTCAGCGGCGGAGCCCGAAAGTCTGCGCGGCCCGCAACACAGCCACGCATGGTGTGACGAGATCGGTAAATGGCCACTCAGCGCAGAGCGCGCAACGCGGTGTTGGGACAATCTGCTGATGGGCCTGCGCATCACGGACGACCCACGCGTCACGGTGACAACCACTCCGCGCGCGGTGCCACTGGTAGAGCGCCTGCTGGATCAGGAAAAGGACGGCTCGGTCGCGGTCACACGTGGATCGACCTATGACAATGTCGGCAATCTGCCGCACCGGTTCTTCGATGCAGTGGAGGCGGAATATGCCGGCACCCAGCTTGCCCGGCAGGAGATCGCGGGAGAGATGCTGCACGATATCGAAGGCGCCTTATGGACGCGCAGCATGATTGAGGCCGCCCGCGAAACAGGCATTGTGCCCGGCTATGCGCGGATGGTGGTCGCGGTCGATCCGCCCGTCTCCGCGCATGGCGACGAATGCGGAATTGTGGTTGCGGGCCTGGGCAGCGATGGCATTGCCCGCGTGCTTGCCGATTGCAGCGTCAGCCGCGCCGCGCCCGATCAATGGGCCGCCGCAGTCAACGCGGCTGCAACCGAATGGTCCGCTGACCGTGTGGTGGCAGAGGCCAATCAGGGTGGCGCAATGGTTGAAAGCGTCTTGCGCGCGGCCAACGCCGCCTTGCCGGTAAAACTGGTGCATGCCAGCCGCGGCAAAGTGGCGCGCGCCGAGCCTGTGGCAGCGCTCTATGCCGCTGGCCGAGTGCGCCATTGCAGTGCGCATCCCCGCCTCGAAGACCAGATGTGCGGATTGATGACCGGCGGAGAATATGTCCGCCCCAATACCGGCGCCGGGGCCAAAGCCGCTTCGAGCCCCGACCGCGCCGACGCGCTCGTCTGGGCGCTGACCGAACTCATGCTGGGACGCAGCGCGCGACCCAGTGTTCGGCAAATCTAAAGGCGTTCGCCAAAATCTGAAAAGGAGCCATTTATGGCCATGCTCGATACATTACTCTCCGCCTTTAAAGGCGGGGAGGCTGCCCGCGTGCCACTTGCGCCGGGTTATCTTCAGGGTTGGACGCGGTCTTTCGAGCTGCCCGACGAACCCGAACCCTTTGAATACACTTCCGCTGTTCGCCGCAGCTTCCTCAGCAATCCGATTGCCCAGCGCGCGGTGCGGATCGTGGCAGAGGGCATTGCGCAGTCGCCGCTTTCCAGCTCTCATCCGGCGGTGACGGCGATCGTCACCGCAACCAGCGCGGGCCAGCCGCTGATCGAGACGATCGCCGCGCATGTCCTGCTGCACGGCAACGCCTTTGTGCAGATCATCAAGGATGCGGGCGGCCAGCCGGTCGAGCTGTTTGCGCTGAGGCCTGACAGGGTGCGAATGGTGACGGACGACGCCGGATGGCCGTGCGCAGCGGAGTACAGTGTGGCGGGCGAAGTTCACCGGATCGCGATGGAGGATGAGGATGGCTGGCCAAACCTGCTCCAGATCAAGGCGTTGCACCCGCTCGAGGACCTTTATGGCGCCAGCGCTCTCGCTTCGGCTACCGAGGCGGTGAAGATCCACAACGCGGCCTCTGCCTGGAACAAGGCGCTGCTGGAAAATGCCGCTCGCCCCTCTGGCGCGCTGGTCTATGACACAGGCGATGGCGCAGGGCTGACGAGTGACCAGTTCACGCGGCTCAAGGCGGAACTGTCCGATGCCTTCTCGGGTGCCGGTAATGCGGGCCGGCCCATGTTGCTGGATGGCGGGCTGAAATGGCAGAGCATGGCACTGTCACCAGCTGACATGGATTTTGCCACGCTCAAAAGCGCGGCTGCGCGGGAAATTGCGCTCGCCTTTGGTGTGCCACCAATGCTGCTCGGCCTGCCGGGCGATAACACCTACTCCAATTATCGCGAGGCCAATCGCGCTCTGTGGCGGCTCACTTTGCTGCCGCTCGCGAACAAACTGTTTGCGGCGCTTGGCGAGGGACTATCGCCGTGGTTCGCCGAGGCAGAACTCTGCGTCGATCTCGATCTTGTCCCGGCGCTTTCGGAGGACCGTGAGCGGCTCTGGAAACAGGTTTCAGATGCTGATTTTCTCACCCGCGATGAAAAGCGGCAATTGTTGGGCTTTGCGCCTGAAACAGGCACTCGCGGGGAACAGATCAATGACTGATGCTACAAACCGCTCACTCTCCACCAGAGCGATCCAGCGCGAAGACATGCTCGCCAGCCTGCTTTCCCAAGCCAGCAGCGAGGGCGCAAGGCTCGATACTTTGCGCGCCATTATCGAGGAAACAAGCGAACTGGCCGCAGACCGCGTGCTGGTCCGCCTCGGACTTGGCGATGCCGGCGCCGAGGATGACCTTGGCGAACTGCGCGAATTGCTGGCCGCGTGGCGCGATGCGAAATCGAGTGCCTGGAAAGCCTTTGTCGAGTGGGCAATCCGCGGCGCACTCGCCGCCTTGCTGATCGGGATCGCGGTGCGGCTCGGTGTATGGGAGCTGCTGTGATGACTGATGGCAAGACAGCGCACAAAACGATCCGCTTTGCCGGTTATGCCAGCCTGTTCGACATTCCTGACGCCGATCGCGACACCATCCGCAAAGGCGCATTCAACGCGACACTGGCAAGCCGCAACACGCCCTTGCCATTGCTGTGGCAGCACCGCCCGGACCAACTCATCGGCTTCATCGAAAGCGTGGTCGAAGATGCTCGCGGCCTGCGCGTTGTCGGTCGGATCGACCGGCCGGACAGCCGCGCCGGCCGCCTGCTGCGCGATGGCAAGGTCAGCGGCCTGAGTTTCGGCTATCGCGCCCGTGAATCCAGCAATGGTGAAAGCGGGCGCGAGTTGACTGGCATCGATCTGTTCGAAGTGAGCCTTGTCACCAATCCGCTGCAACACGGCGCAAGGGTCCACTTTGTGACCTGACCCGCCCGCACCTGAATTTTCCGTCGGCCGCCCCTTCCACCACCGGGGCGGCCTTTTTTGTGCCCCAACCTCCAACCCACTCCGCCCCCAAGAAAGGTCTGATACTCCATGGATATCACTGTCACTCCCACCTCCAACACAACCACCGTGCCCTCCGTCGATCCGATTGAGCAAAGCTTTGACCTCGTTGAACGTCAGGACCGCGCCGAAGAAGCGATCACCACGCTGCGCAGCGATGTCGATGAAGTGAAAGCCCGGCTCGACAAGGTCTCCCGCGCTGCCTCGCGTCCGGCAATGGGCGGCGCGGCCCCTGCCAGCGAAGAAGTGAAAGGCTTTGTCGATGGCTATCTGCGCCGTGGCCGCGAAACGCAGGTCAAATCGCTCAACACCGCCACACCGCGCGATGGCGGTTACGCTGTTCCCAAGGTAATCGACGCGGCGATCGCCCGTGAGCTTGTTGAAATCAGCCCGATCCGCTCTCTGGCGCAGGTCATTCAGACCGGCTCCTCGGGCTATCGCAAGCTGGTTGCAACCGGCGGCACAGCATCAGGCTGGGTCAGCGAAGTTGCCCCGCGCGAAGCAACCGAAGCGCCCAAATTTGCCGAAATCGCGCCGCCGTCCGGTGATCTGTTCGCCAACCCGGCCGCCAGCCAGACGATGCTGGATGACGGAGCCTTCGATATCGAAAGCTGGCTGGCGAGCGAAATCGCGATCGAGTTTGCGCGGGCCGAGGGTGCTGCATTCATCAGCGGCAGCGGCACCAATCAGCCCGAGGGCTTTCTGACGGCGGCAAGTTCGACCGCAGAAGACGGCGTGCGCGCCTTTGGATCGGTGCAATATATCGGATCGGGCGATGCCGCCGGCTTTGACAGTGCACCGGATGCAAAGCTGATCGACCTCATCCATTCGCTCAAATCCGGGCATCGTCAGGGCGCGAGCTTCGTGATGAACTCGGCCACGCTTGCGACGGTGCGAAAGCTGAAAACAACCGATGGCGCATTTCTTTGGCAGCCGGGTCTGGTCGAAGGTCAGCCTGATCGCCTGCTCGGCTATCCCGTGGTTGAGGCCGAAGACATGCCCGATGTGGCAAGCGGCGAATTCCCGATCGCATTCGGCAACTTCCGCCATGGCTATCTGATCGCGGAACATGCGGCCACGCGAGTGCTGCGCGATCCGTTCACCAACAAGCCTTTTGTCCACTTTTACGCGACCAAGCGTGTGGGCGGTCAGGTGCTCGATTCCAACGCGATCAAGCTGCTGAAAATCGAGGCCTGATCGGCCATCCACGTTCCCGGCGAGGTTCGAGGCGCCCCCTTAGCCCCCCTCGCCGGTATCCCGCGCCCGCGCCGCCAGCCGGTGTCCCCCTTGCCGCAAGATGCGGTGCGGGCGCGCTCTTTTTATGACTTCAGAACGGGAGAACCCGCCATGCTGCGGACTGTCACGACGCCAGTAGATCTATCCGCAGATGCGCTGGATGACCTGAAAGGATGGCTGGGCATCAGCCGCCCGAACGAGGATTCTCAGCTAACCGACCTACTGGGCGCAAGCCTGGCGATGTGCGAGGCCTTTACCGGCCAGACACCGGTCGAACAGGACATCGAGGAATCGGTCCCGGCGACAATCGGTCGCCACCAGCTTTCCACTCGCCCTGCACGCAGCGTAGTCTCCGTACAGGCGATAGCTCCGAATGGCATGCGCACGCTCATGAGTGCCGATGCGTACGAGACGCAGATCGATGCTAGCGGGCGGCTTTGCATTCATATCTCTTGGCTGCCTGCCGGGCTGCCAGATAAAGAGTCGGTTGTGGTCACGCTGAGAGCTGGCATTGCGACAGATTGGGCAACGCTTCCCGGCCCGCTCAAGCAGGGGATCATCCGACTGGCCGCATTCCATTATCGCGACCGTGAAACGGGCCGCGACGCAACGCCGCCTGTCAGCGTAACCGCACTGTGGCGGCCATGGCGTGTGCTGCGGCTCGCATGATCCGCACTGACAGCCAAACGGCGATTGGCGGCCTGATCGGCAGGCTGATCGCCAAAGCCGAACGGGCCATTGCCAGCCGCGCTTCCATTCTTTCCGCCCGTGCACAAACCCACATCCGTCCCATCTCTCGCGGCGGCATTCACCACAGCCATCCCTGGCGCAACGCATCCAGCCTTTGGCCGGATCTCTTCAAGGATTGAAACCGATGGAAAACGCTCTGCGCGCAGACCTTATTGCATGGCTGCGCAGCGACCCCGCGCTTGCCGGGATCAACGCCATTGAGGAGGAAAGCCCATTGCGCGCGTCGCCGCCCTGGCTTGGCATATCCGCCAGCGCTTCGAGCGATTGGGGCACAAAGGGCAGACCGGGCCGCGAAATCCGCGTCGCGCTGGAACTGGAAACCCGTATTGATGATCCTACGGCCGATGCAGCAATGCTCGCTGCGATCGAAAGCAGGGTGCTCGACTTGCCGCCCTTTGCCCTGACTTACGAGGTAGCCTCAACCCGCTTCCTGCGCGCCCGCAGTGAGCAGCGCGATAACAACCGCCGCGCCGCTCTCACCGAATTCCGCTTTCGCCTCTTCACCCTCATCACGGAGTAATCCCTCATGCCTGCACAAAACGGCTCTGCCTTCCTCCTCAAAATCGGCGATGGCGCCAGTCCAGTAGCCTACGAAACAGTCGCCGGCCTCAGAACGACGCAAATGACAGTCAACGGCGACACGGTGGTGGTCACACACAAAGGATCGGGCGGTTGGCGCGATCTGCTATCCGGCGCTGGCACGCGCTCTGTTTCAGTCAGCGCGGCGGGCATTTTCCTTGGCAGCGCAGAGGAAAGCGCGGTGCGCGCTCATGCCCTTGCCGGGACGCTCGACGATTACGAGCTGTCTTTCGAGGATGGTGAACGCCTGCGCGGGCGCTTTCTGGTGCAGCGGCTCGATTATTCGGGCGATTTCAATGGAGAGCGCAACTACACAATCCAGCTGGAAAGCTCCGGCGCGGTGTTGCCCGCGTGAGCCGCTGCGCCAATCCCCTTCGCGGAGAGGTGCCCTTCGAAATTGCCGGACGTGCGTATGTGCTACGCCCGAGTTTCGAGAACCTTGTCGCTGCCGAAGCCGAGCTGGGATCGCTATTCGCGCTCGTAGAGCGTGCCGCTGACGGCAACCTTACCCTGTCCGAAATCGCAGCCCTTATCTGGCACTGCCTTCCCGATGACGAGCGCCCGATGCGCGAAGCTGTCGGCAGCGCCGTGCTTCACCTCGGTCTCGTCAAAGCGACCGGGCCGGTCCGCGCGATCCTTGCCGTGGTGCTTCAGGGCAGCGCATGAGCGATCCCGCCGCCTTCGCCAAAAGCGCCCGAAGAGCCTGCTGGATCGCCGGACGCATACTTGGCTGGCGACCAGACGAATTCTGGACCGCCACACCAAGCGAACTGGTCGGGGCCCTGAATGACCCAGCCGACACGACCGCACTTGCTTTCAGCCGTGATCACCTCAACCAATTGATGGAGCTAGACGCTCATGGACGATAATTTCGACACTCTGGTGATTGATGTGCGAGCCAATACACAAGGCTTCGCCGCTGATCTGGAGGGCATACGCAGCTCCGTCGACAGCTCCCTGCTCGACGGGTTCAGCAAAGCGGGCGACACCCTGGAGCGGGGGCTCGTGTCTGCCTTGCGCAAGGGCAGCTTGGGTTTTGACGATCTTAAAAGGGTCGCTCTGCGCTCGCTGGACGAAATCGCTGCGAAGGCGCTTCAGTCCGGTATCGGCAGCCTGTTCAGTGGCGGCAGCGGGCAAGGGGGCACGGGAGGCTTAGGCGGGCTCGTCGGGCAATCGCTTGGCGCATTACTAGGGCTTCCCGGGCGCGCTACCGGCGGGGCCGTGTCTCCGGGGCGTGGATATATCGTCGGCGAACGTGGGCCTGAAGTGTTTGTTCCGACCAGCGCGGGCCGGGTCGAAACTGGTACTGCCAGTGCCGGTGGGGGCCGCGATGTGCGCGTCGCCATCAATCTTTCCAGTCCGCGCGCAACCGCGGCGCCCACCGCGATGCAGCGGTCCTCCCGACAAGTCGCCAGCGCCGTGCGCCAGGCGCTCGCCAACAGCTAAGCAAAGGACGAAGATATGGCATTCTGGCTCGCCAACCGGCGCGACGGACAGGAATCGAGCTTCGTCCAGCGTTTTGACCCGCGGTTCTGGACTGTGAACTTCCCGCGTCCCGCGATGGCTTCCGTCATCACAACCGGCCCTGACTCGCTGCAAGTCGATGTCGAATTGCACCACGAAGGCGAATTGGTCGGCCTGATCTGGAACAGCGTCGATACGCTTGACCACCCCCTTCTCGCGTACACAACGGACCGCAATTACTCGAACACGACGCTGAGTTTCCGCTGGCAATCGGAAGGGATCATCCCGCTTGACGGAGTAAACGGTCCGACGCTCACGATCGAGGGATTTGACGAAGTCGATCAGCCCAAGACGTGGTTTGTGAGGCTGTGGAACTATGCCGAAGGCACGCCAACCGATGCGGTCGTCACAGTTCCGTTTTCGTCGCTTGAAGCAGGGTTCACAATGCCCGGAGAAGCGGTCCATCCCAAACGGATTGAGCGCATGTTCATCTCGCTGGTCGGGCCGGACTTTGTGCCGGGTTCATCCGAACCTCTGGCCGCGCGTGCCAATGGGCGGGTGACGCTTTCGCAGATCAACGCAGATGGCGGACGCGCAATGCTGGAAATCGGTGACGTGCGGCTGCCCGTGCATGGGGAGCGTATCGCGACCGCCTATGATGACGCCTATGATCAGACGCCTGCGCGCCTGCTGCGCAATGTCATCGGTCTCGGCTATCGCAGCGACCTCGTCCACTATGTCGGAATGAGCCATTACATGCGGCTTGAACGCAAGGGCGACGGCTCGCTGTTGGCTAGCGATGTCGGTGAATTGCGCGAGCCCTGCAATCAATGGCACCGCAACTTCTTCGAACTATGCGCCGCGAATGATCTGGAGGTGATAGGGTCGATCTCTTACGAGTTATTCGACGCCTATTGCCCCGAAGACTGGAAACAGCGCACCGCGAGCGGGGAGCAAGCGCTGACCGGTTGGGTGCCGCCTTCCACGCTGCTGTCTCCGGCAAACAACACGGCGATGGCATGGCTGCAAACCAGCGCAATTCGCTTCGTCGATCTGCTGGAAACCGCCGGTCTACCGGTTCGAATGCAGATCGGTGAACCGTGGTGGTGGACCACTTTCAATAATTTTGAAATATGCCTCTATGATGATGCTGCGCGCGCCGCTTTCGGTGGATCGCCGCCGGTCATCACAGACATGCGCGAGCCGCTTGATGCGGCGCAGACTGCGCTGCTCGATCAGGCCGGTGCATTGCTGGCACAATCGACAGCCGATCTCACCTCCGCAATCAGAACCGCTGCGACAGGCCCTGCCGAAGTGCTGTTGCTCGCTTTCACACCGACTATTCTCGATCCGCAGACACCCGAAGCCTATCGCGCCAACCTGCCCTTGGGCTGGGCGCGGCCCGCATTCGACCGGTTGCAGCTGGAGGATTATGACTGGCTGACGTCCGGAAAAGATGCCGCACGACGGTCAGCGTATGACTTTGTCGATGTGTGGCTTGGCTATCCGACTGAGGCGCAGGATTATCTCGCAGGATTCGTCCTGCTGCCCGAGGATGCCGAAAAATACTGGGCGCGCATTGACGCAGGTCTGGATGAGGCAGCGGCGCGCGGCATTGCCAGACGCTATGTCTGGGCGCTGCCTCAGATCACGCGCGATGGATACACCAGGCTACCGACAATTGAGGACAAATATATGCAGGCCTTTGACGACGTGCTCTACCCTTTTGAGCTTGGCCGCAACACTGCGGTCGCTCCGGAATTCTCCACCACCGTTTCTGTCACCGCTTCGGGCCATGAGCGGCGCAATTCCCTGTGGTCCGATGCGCGCGTGAACTTCGATGTGGGCCCTGGCGTGCGGTCCGAGGCCGAGCTATCGCAGCTCATCGCCTTCTTCCGGGCGCGGCGCGGCGCGGCCCGCGGCTTTCGCATCAGCGATCCGTTCGATTTCAGCACAAACACCATGACGGGCTCGCCAACGATGACCGATCAACTCCTGGGTGTCGGCGACGGTGCGCGCGCGGATTTCCAGCTGATCAAGTCTTATGGACCGGACGATGATCCGCAGATCAGGCCAATTACTCGCCCGCGCGGCGAGACGCTGATGGTGAGTGTTGAAGGAGCGCCAGTCATCGACTGGACTTTGAATGACGGGGGGCTGCTAACGCTTGGCGAGGCTCCTTCAGTGGGGGCAGAGGTGCGAGCCGGCTTTCTGTTTGATGTGCCGGTGCGCTTTGCCGAAGACCGGATCGACATCTCTGGCGTGAATTTCGCCGCCGGAGAAGCACCTAGCATCCCGCTTATCGAATTGCGCGAGACTGCATGATGCGCGTTTTTTTTGATCGCGAGCTTGATAATGTCGCAACCTTCTGGCGCGTCTTTCGTCGTGACGGGATTACTCTGGGTTTCACGAGCCATGACAGGGATCTCACGTTTGACGGCATCCGTCATCGTGCCGCGCCCGGCATGTTGCCCGCCGCCATCCGTATGACATCGGACATCAGCGACGACAGCGCGGAAGTCGAAGGCGCGCTCAGCCACGATTCCATTCGTGAGACTGATCTGGCCGCCGGGCTTTACGACGAAGCGCGTATCGCCATTGGTGCGGTCGATTGGGAGACCCTTGAGAACCACACACTTTATTCGGGCCGATTGGGCCAGATCGAGGACGACACAAACGGGTTCAGCGCACAACTGCTTTCCGCAAAACATGTCCTGGAACTCGATCTGGTGCCGCGCACCAGCCCCACATGTCGGGCAACCTTTTGCGGGCCGGGCTGCGGCCTGTCAGCGGTGCGTTTCACCACGATCAAGGTTATTGCCGACATTGACAGAGACGCGAACCAGTTGGCTCTGAGCGATGTGCTCAGTGAAGCTGCTGCTGATAGCCTGATAGACGGTCAACTGCGTTTTCTGGACGGTCCGCAAACGGGCGGCGCTTTTGGCATTATCAATGCCTCGGGCGCATGGATTACCCTGGATCGCCCCATCGCAGATGGCTTGCAGATAGGCGCCAAAGCGGAGGTGCGCGAAGGGTGCGACCACACTCTATCCACCTGCGCAGGCCGCTTTGGCAATGCCACCAATTTTCGCGGAGAGCCGTTTCTGCCTGGCAATGATCTTCTGGCCCGCTACGGGCAGCCATCAGGATGACCGATGGCGAATGGCTCGCCAACGCGGCCGCCAGCTTCGTTGGTGTTCGGTTCCGGCTACACGGTAGAGACCCTGCCACTGGCCTGGATTGCGTCGGGCTTCTGCTGGCAAGCCTTGCGGCAGTGGGTCGCAATGCAACACCGCCAACCGGATATGGACTGCGCAATATAGCGATTGATCAATGGCTGCATCTGGCTGGCAACGCCGGACTGGTCAGCGCGCACGGTCCGATCCTCTCCGGGGACGTCATCCTCACATCCCCCGGACCAAACCAGCATCACATCATGATCGCGGAACATTCCGGCAGTTTCATCCACGCCCATGCAGGCCTTCGCAGAGTGGTCCGCCAACCTCTTCCCGCGCTCTCCAATGTGCACGCGCATTGGCGCGTCGCTCCCTGACTTTTAAAGGAACATCGTATGGCCACGCTTTTGCTAACGGCAGTTGGCACCGCCATCGGAGGCCCGATCGGCGGGGCAATCGGCGCTTTCGTAGGCCAGCAGGCCGACAGAGCCATCTTCGGCTCCGGCTCACGCGAGGGGCCAAGGCTCAAAGAACTGGCTGTCACAACGTCCAGCTATGGCCAGCCCATCCCGCGGAACTTTGGTCGGCTTCGCGTCGCGGGCACGGTCATCTGGGCGACCGATCTGGCAGAAAGCTCATCATCACAGGGAGGTAAGGGTCAGCCCAAGACCACGACCTACAGCTATTCGGCAAATTTCGCTGTCGCACTTTCAAGTACGCCGATCGCGGGCGTTGGACGAATCTGGGCTGATGGAAACCTGCTGCGCGGGGCTAGCGGCGATTTGAAGGTAGAAGGCACGATGCGACTGTATGACGGTGCCGGGGACGCCGCGATTGACCCGCTCATAGCCGCAGATAAAGGACCGAGCGCACCGGCGTTTCGCGACACCGCCTACGTCGTATTCGAAGGCCTGCAACTGGCAGATTTCGGCAACCGGATACCGGCGCTGACTTTTGAGGTCTTTGCCGAAAACGATGATGAGGTATCCCTTTCGCAATTGGTCCCGGATTCTGTCGAAATGGCGGGGGACCTTGTGCTCTCCAATACGCGCGGGTTTGCAGATGAGGGAGGCAGGTTGGGGTCCACTTTGTCTGCGCTCAGCCGCGTGTATCCTCTGACATGCGCGACCACCGCGTCAGGTCTGCGGCTGTCATCGGCGGTCGCAATGCCGCAAGCACCCATTACGTTGCCGGAACAACTCTCTCCCGCTGACAGTAGCGATGGCGCAGATCGTCACAAACGTCGAGCCGGTGCAGTTGGCCAAGAGCCCATGGCGCTGCGGTATTATGATGAGGAGCGCGATTATCAACCGGGCGTTCAACGCGCGATCGGAAGCCGTCCGAACGGCCGGGAAGCGGTCATTGATCTTCCGGCGACCATGACGGCGGCCGGAGCGAAGACCCTCGCGAACGCCAACGCTCACCGTTCGCGGTGGTATCACGAGACAATCACGTGGCGCATAGGCGAGCTTGACCCGGCGATCGAGCTTGGCGGTATTGTAAAGCTACCCGATGCGAGCGGCCTTTGGCGCGTGACAAGCTGGGAATGGTATGATCGCGGCATCGAACTGCGACTGGAGCGATTGGCACCGGGCGGCGCTATCACAAGCAACGGCGACGCCGGTGCGGCGCTCGGCGCGGCGGACCTCGTTCCAACACCAACTTCGTTGCTAGCATTCGAAGCACCGGCAGATAGCAGTGCAAATCCGGCTGTTCCCCTGCTGTTCGCAGCGGCCAGTTCTGTAGGCAGTGCATGGAAAGGGGCTTCTTTGTACGTCGTGCAAGGGGAAACGCTTGTTCCCATCGGAAGCGCCGGGCCGCAGCGGGCCATAACCGGGCGCCTCACGTCCCCACTGGCACCGTCAAATGCGCTGGCAATCGATCAGGCTGCAGTCCTTGAGCTTGAAATCGTCCCTGAAAACCTGGGTTTCGCGGACACTGATGTCATCGGTCTTTCCGCTGGCACCAATCGTCTGCTGGTTGGAGGCGAGGTTCTCCAGTTCCTGAAGGCCGCGCCTGTTGGCGGACAAAAATGGAAGCTGACAGGGCTGTTACGCGGTCGCGCAGGGACCGAAGACTCTGCCGCTTTCAACCATCCCGCCGGAACACCGGTCGCGTTGCTTGATGATCGTTTGACCGTTCTGGACACCGGAACATTCGGTGCAATCGCTGCAACAAGGATTGCTGCGATAGGTCGGGGCGATTCGGAAGCAGTCTTTGCCGACCTCGCCAATTCAGGTCTCTCGAGACGTCCGCTCGTGCCGATCCATCCAGCGATTCGCAAACACCCTGACCGTTCTTGGGAATTCTGCTGGATCAGACGCGCGAGAGGCCAATGGCAATGGGATACGCAAGGCGAGATCCCGTTGGTTGAGGAAACAGAAGAATACCTTGTGGGATATGGCCCAACCTCTTCACCCTTCGCCGCGTTTTCTGTAGCCGAGCAACGCCTTGTTCTGAGCGAAAGCGAGCGCAATGCGCTGGTCGCCGATCATGGGCCCGCCGCCCTATGGGTCCGGCAGGTCGGGACCTACTCCAGCTCGAACGCTCTCCAACTCGCTCAATTGACATGA